CCGTACTACAAACCAGGCCGTTATTTGCCGAAATCATGGGAAGGTACTGCGTTAGACATACTTAACAACGACCGCATTTCTCTTTACGACCGATTTTGGACAATTTTGAGAACGGATTTGGTGTCTGAACGGCTAATGCGTCAGTTTGCTTTGTGGTGCGCACAACAAGTTAAGCACCGCATAACTAGTAAGAAAATTCTTCATGCGCTGGATGTAGTAGAAGCTTTTGTAGAACATTCCTACCTAATGGAAAATGATGAGGAATTTACGACGTTCTGGAGAACTCAGCTAGCCGACGCAGAGAAAGCAGCATGGTCCTTCTCACGACTTAGTGATGCTTCATGGGCCGCAGCGGCTACTGTATTACAAGATCCAGGGGCAGCAGCACGGACCGCTGCATTGGGTGCGGCATGGTCTGCATCACGTAACCTCACATCTAATTCAGCATTGGAGAAAGCAAAGGCTGCACAAGAGCAAAAACTCCGTGAAATGCTGATTGCTGGTATTGAAACTGGAGATACAAAATGAATAAGCTGTGAACTCGACAGGCTGGAGGACAAGCGCTGGTTGCACCACCATCGTCTACACAGGCGCAGACTAAGAAGATTCTAAACGAGTTTCCAGAAAGGAAATTTGTAGTATGGGTTCCGTGAGTTTACCTAGATTATACAAGAAGACTTCCACAGGAAAGATCGAGCAGTGGGAAGTTTACGTTGCCCAGAAGCCTGATGGTCGATGTCATGTCAATGTCACATTTGGCGAGGTTGGCGGCAAGATGCAGACAACCTTTGATACCATCACGCAGGGTAAGAACCTTGGCAAGAGCAATGAGACTACCCCTTATCAGCAAGCGTGCAAGGAAGCAAAGTCTAAGTGGGGCAAGATGAAGAAGAAGGGCTATGTTGAGTCGATTGAAGCTGCAAAGGCTGGAGAAGTTGATGCCTTAATCGAGGGTGGAATTGAACCGATGCTGGCTCATGTTTACGAGAAGCATGGAGATAAGATCAAGTTTCCCTGCCTTGCTCAGCCTAAGTTAGATGGAATTCGTTGTATAGCAATCAAAGACGGCCAAACTGTCACCCTTTGGTCTCGTACACGAAAGAGAATAACTTCCTGCCCACATATTGAAAAGTCTATAGCTTTTCATTTTGCACGCTTTAATAACTTGATCTTAGATGGCGAACTTTATAATCACGATCTAAAGAACGACTTTGAGAGTATCGTATCGGCTGTACGCAAAGAAGATCCATCTGAAGAATCTCAAAAGGTTCAATATCATATTTATGATGTGGTAATTGATGCGACCAACCTTGAAAGAGCACGATGGTTGAATTTGAATGCTTTGTGGTCTGATCAAGAGCCTTTGCGTTTGGTAAAGACTGAAAGTGTGCGAAGCGAAGCTGATGTTGCTGCTATTTTTAAAGATTATAGAAAACAAGGCTACGAAGGTTTGATGCTTAGAAACAACGAAGCTAAATATGAAAATAAGCGTTCGTACAACTTACAAAAGGTTAAAGAGTTCGACGACGCCGAGTTTCGTATCGTAGGTGTAGTGGAAGGTAAGGGGAAACTTCAAGGTTTGTTAGGTGCTTTCATCTGTGTAACAGAAGATGGTACCGAGTTTGAAGTTAAGATGGTAGGCAATCAAGAGGAAACTAAGAAGTTCCTGCATGATGAAAGCCTTTGGAAAGGTAAGCTTTTAATCGTGCAATATCAAGGTCTTACTTCTAAAAATCAAGTACCAAGATTTCCTGTGGGCTTAAGACTTCGTGAGGAGGATTTATGAATTTTTTAGAAAGTCTACAAGATTTCCATTGCGCTTTAGAGATTTGTTACCTGCGCACTGGTTTAAAAATTCACTTAGAGCCTGATGCTTTTTATAAATTAATGCTTGAAGTTCAAGACAAATCTCAAACAGCTCCTATCTCAGAACGTGAGTACAACACTAAAGAATTTAAATTGGCTACGCCAGCCGGTTATTTAGTCGTTGTAAAAGATGAAACTCTTAGAGCTGAAGGAACGGCCCATCAAAGCTTTTAAATTTTAGGCGGATTCTGCTCAGGCATCAAAAAGTGAAGTTCGCATCGACATCTGGGATGCGTTGAGCCAATAACCGGTTTCCATTCAGATTTCGGTTTACCATCATTTGTACCGTTTGCAGCAAGTTCAGCCAAAGTGTAGATCTTAGGATTTCCGTTTTTATCCTGATAAAAAGAAGAGCACCAATCACAAAGCCTACCGTCGTTCTTTACTATCTTGTAAACTCGTATCTGATCTGCTTTTATACCTAAAATTGAGCCAACAGTTTGAGCTTGATCCATTACCGCATTGTTTACTAAGTTTGTAAGGCTCACGGTAGCATCCCGAACAAAATTTGAGCTTACGGTGCTTAATAATCCTCCAATCATCGCAATTAAGCGCCGAGCAGACTCATCCTTAGAAGGCTTTTCTCCGGCCACTTCCATCTTTTGATGAGTGTCGTTTACATGCAAAACTGATTGTCGAATTCGTTTTTTTATATCTTCCTTAGCGTTCAAAAGAGCTTCATACATTTCACGCTTTGCGTGCTCTAAGCTGTATGCTTGGGTGTCGGAGGTGATGGGTATTACGCTAGATAGATTCGCAGCAGCTATCAAGTCTCTCAGCTTGATTGGACGCTTATCGGTTTGACCAGCTCTGGATCTTGCAATTAGATATAAGGATTCGATCAGAGGTCTGTTGATTTGAACTAAGCCCAGTACATTCGCTCGCTGCTTATCTTCGTCAGATAAGATGTCATATCCCACCATTGAGATCATGAAGTCCAAGAAGTTTTTCTCTACTATTTGGTCGATGTTATTTAAAGTCCGTTGTTCTAGAAGCATTGATAACCTCCTCTACTTCTAAAAGAATAGAGTTCAAAAGGTTTTGAAACCTAGAGCAGATAAGATCATGAGCTTCATTTAGAGCGTCATCTGAGTATCGCTCACCGTGATCACACTCAGACTTAATTTTTAAAGCTTTTTCCATCAGCTCTTCAGCTTCTGTTAGAGTTGCGCCTTTATCAAGCTCAACTTTAATCTTGATACTCATTGGGCACCACCTAACGATTGCAGCTCGACTTCCTTATAAGCCGTCTGGTTTAGGGGGCGCTGCTCCAATATAAATTTTAAGTTACCAGTGCCGTATACTTTGAGCGCGTTTTTAAACTTACCACTATTCCAAGAGGCTCGTCTGTTGTATAGTTTTCCGTTTAAAAGCCAATTAAAATCCACGCTAGTCATTCCAATATACTTAAATCCAGCTTTAGAATAAACATCGCCATTTGAGTAGCGAGCGTTAGCGTAAGTAATTATAGTATCTTTTGATAGCTTTAGTCTAGCCTTCAGCAACTTACTAAACCCGCCAACCACTTGATACCCAAGCTTGGTACAAAATCTAGCTATCTCTAAGCCCTCTTTGTGATTCCTAAAAGTCATTAAAGCGACTAACTCAGTACCATCAAATAAACCCAAAGCTATTATCGAAGGGGTAAAACCTTGAAGGTGGTTAGCGTTGAGAAAAGCTCTTTCGCTAGCTTTGTCTAACGACTTCACTTTAAGTTTTCTAGCAAACAGTTTTTTATCAAACAGTCCCAGCTTAGATCGGATCATGTTTAAAACTATAGGGCGTTTTGATTCGTACTCACTAGCCCAGAATTGAAGTAACGTATAGCCTTGATCTTTAGCTAATTCGTACTTTTTGCGGTGGTAGTACTTATCTCTAAACTTTGAAGAATGCCAGTATTCACCGTTAAGCTCTACAGCAATATTGTCAATTACGAAATCCAATTGTAGGTTTGAACCTTGCAGCTTTACGTTACGTTTGACTTGTGTGGTTATTTCTAAAAGGTCTTTGTAAAACCCATCTTCCAAGTTAGATCTTGGAGCACAGGTAGGACAGGTAGGAGTTTGAAGAAAGTTGTTCGTGTTTCTTTCAAATTCGTGACCTTTGCTGCATCTGTAAACTCTAGAGCGACTATTAATTTTTGAAACTACTTCGATACCTAAGCCTAGACTCTTTACAGTTAAAGCGTGTCTATCTACGATATTAGACTTTATGATCTTACCTACGGTGTTCTCGTTTACCCCTGTAATCTTAGAGATTTGCCGATTAGTTAGGCCTCTAGCATTAAGTTCTAGAATCTCGTTAGGATTTACGACAGAGTGCCTTGCTTTAGTCTTAAGATTGTTTTTGTTAAGAAAGTTTCGTACAGCAGTAAAACTTACGCCCAAGACCTTAGACATCTTCTCCATGGATAAACCATCGTTAAGTAGCTTTATTACTTCTTCTTTACGATGATCCAAAAGCATTATTATTCCTAATCTTGGATATAGTACTCAATTATTGACTTTTTGGTACCTTCTTTTTTATCTTCAGGAGAAGAATCAATCTTGTTAATTTCGTCTATTAAAGCCTCTAGGTCCTTATTAAACTGAGAGGCAAACTCTTTGGCCTCTTCTGAATGCGCATTATCCTGCTCTGGATCTCCGCCTTCTTCACCATCAACTGCGCCATCATCAATTTGATTAGCAGGATTATTAGCTGTTATCCTTTGAGCTAAGTACTGAGAGTAAATAGCATTAAGAACTATGTCACCACTCTCAATCGGTTCCCTGCCCATCTCGATTCGAGCTTCATTAATGGTTTTCCAAACAGCAGTTTCTTTTTGCAATCTATCGATTTCTTGTTGACGCGTTTCAGCATCAAGACCAACAAACTCAAAACGATACTTTTTCGCATACTCCTTATTCCATCGCGGCAATATATGGTTGTTGATCAACCCTTGTACGTAATCAAGTAGGGGTTTTAAACCTTTGTCGCGGCTAGCTTTAATTCTAGCTTCGTTAGACGTTTCGTTTAAGGTTGAGGTGTTAACTTTACTGATGTCAAAGTTGATCTCAGCAGGGTCAATCTGATAAACAGCACAGCAGATACGAATTAAGTAATTCATCCACTGTTCAAACTCCATTTCGCGATTTGACTGAGCAAGGGGAACCCATCTAACCTCATCAGCCATACCAATGATAGGAGGTCTGAAAGCGTTTCTAGAATTGCTGATCTGATTGAACCATTGACGCTTAAAGGCTTCAAGCTGAGCACGAGATATGTTTTCGCCTTTAATATGTAACAGGCCTTTAGTACCTATACCTTGAACGAAGAAATTTCTGTTATGAGCTTCTGCATACAAGTGCGCAGTAACTATCTGCATCAGCAACTCTAACTCACCGACTGCGTACCCATTATCTTCTGGGTCTACAGTAGGGTTAGCTGGTTCAAACACGAACCAGTCTTCTGACCAAGCGGCAACGATTTGTCCACGAACGACTTGAACATATCTATAAGGCTTACTCGTCTTTCTTTTAATCTCTTCTTCAGTCAGACCACGAGCCATCATCTGCTCAATTAAAAGCTTTTGCAATCTCTCAGCAGAATTTTTAGTAACATAGCGAATTGTACCGGCAGATACGGGGTAAAAGTGGTGACAATTCTCTCCGTTTTTCTGAGGCACCAGCTCAATAGCTGCGTAATTATAAGTGAGGCGATCTTTAATAACAAGTTTCATGAACTTATCAAAATCTACTCGCTTGTTTGTGGTATCACTCTCGCCGATATCCATCCCACAATGCTTGATAAATTCTTCGATCTCTTTGATTTCCTTAAGCTGTTTCTTTTTAAGTTCGATGCGACGCTTCTCGAACTCAAACTTCTTTTCAGCGTACTGCTCAGGAGTAAGAGTAGGATCTGCCAACTCCAATTTTTCATCTTCAGTCAGGTCTGCTTGTTCTTCGGGAACAATTAACCAACCTGGAGAGTATCGATTCTTTTGTTTCTTGGTGAACATCGAGCCTTGAGAAACTCTTGTTTGATGAATGGCCATGACGATTGAATCTCGTCGGGCCATGGTCTTAAGGATAGGCATGCCGATAGCACCGGTTTTCTCTTTATACCCATACTGTTCTTGGCCTTGGTAATCTAACTCCGTGATCGCTAGCTTTCCGCCGTGATCTTCTGGTCTAGGAGCTTGGCTAGCGCTACTTGATTTTTCAATGCTTTCAATGTTGGTGCGAGACTTTGTTATGTAAGAGTCTAGCGTCACATTTATAGCTTCATTTATTTTAGAAAAAATACTCATACTCTACTTCCTTTTGTAAGTTAATTAAGCAGGTAGGTATTGCAAATTCCAAAGAATATGTAATCCTGAAAAGTTATTACTTTACAACAGTTTATACAAGGTTTCATTAGCCATCCAAGGTATTATTGCTAAAAGCAAGCTGAACACAAACCAAAATCCATCACCACCGTCTACTCCACCATCTTCTTCGGACTTCTTTTTACCATCAGGTCCATATTCTTGCCTGTTGTCGTTAAAGTTTGAAACTCCAGCTTTTTCGGCCAACTCTTCTGCTGTAGGGTAGGTAATATGACGCCCTGCAGCATCTTTGGTGGAGTTCGCTTCTTCAACTTCCTCCTCATTATATCCTATATAAAGCGGACTTGTCTTGTCAAACTGATAACAGATTAAAGCTACAACCATCGCCATATCGTCTTTACAACCAGGGGCGTGCTGAATCTGGATCTTTCCAGAGTCCGTTTTCTTTTCCCTCAAGTCTTTAAGGTGCCTGAAAATTAAAGGATAGTCAATGATTTTTAATAGTTTAGAGTTAATGTTGATCTGAAGGCTGTACAGGGCTTTATTTTTTGACTGACCCGACATTCTAAACTCTTTGGCAATACACCCCTCTTCCATCAGAAGCGTTTTAATGGTAGCAAATGCGTACTGATCGGCGACCACGAAAGGGACCTGATACTGCTTCAGCTTTGAAGCTATCTGTGGAATAATGTTCTTTGGGTCTAATTCTTGCCCTGGTAGCCCGCGCCAAGCTATAGCGTAATCTACGACTATCTTGGAATCTCTTTGTTTTGCTTCTTTATCCCAGTAATGCTCTTTATGACCTATACCAAAGCCCCAATAGTCCTCTTTGGTAGCATAGTCCATGGCAGCGACATATCTATACTTAGGGTTGTAAGGTAAGTCTTCTATGCCAGCAAGCCTAGTCATGTCAACAAGGTTAGGGTCTAGGTAAGAAACCTCTGACGCCGTATACTGAGCACCGTACTCACGAAGAAAATAGGCCGAACCTTTCTTCTTTTGTTTTTCAAGATACTTGACTGAAATACTAGGATTTGCATACCAAGATGGAATCTGAAGGTGCAGGATGTCTGGGTCTTTTGAGTTTTCGTAGTCCCCATACATAAGACCAGACTGACCGTTAGGAGAAGATATTTTAAGGATAAGGGCCATACCCTCGATTTGTTGGAACTGTGAAAGAGCAGGGGCTAAGGCTTGATAGATAGCTGTATCGGTGTTTTTTGCATCGGTACCGTCCATCACACCCATGAAGCATGCCTCGTCCATGATTGCAAATGGAACAGCCATACCTCGAAGCTTCGAGATATCGGCAGCAACAACCTTGATGATAACTCTGTTGTTAAGTTTGATCTGACCGCCGAGTAAAGCATCCTGCCTTCCAATTTTATCTTCTGAATACTCATCTTGAAAGTTTTCGATCTTACCATCTAAAAAGGTATCGAAGAGATAAGTGGACCTCAAAAACATGTTCTTGATGGTCGCATAAATTTCCCCTGCTTGCTCTTTAGTTGGAGAAACTATGGGGATGGTTGCGTGAGGTGACGTGCCTAAGTAAGGAGTGTAATCAAACTGAGTAGCGTAATAAATGGCAATACCAGCGCCAATAGTTGTAGACTTACCGGATCGCCGCCCCCAACACAAAGAAACATCTGAGTATAATGTAGGAACATACCTATCTTTGCCTGAAAAATATTTAAACATTTCCAGTTCATTCGGAAACTCTATTTCTTGATAATCATGGGATCTAGGAATAGGATTTGTTTCGTCTAGCGGCTCAGCTTGAATAACTTTTAAAGTCATTCTTTGCGCAGGCGATAAATTTTTAATTCCAAGCGTAGCGTCCCACTCGAAGAACTCCAGCAAAGATAGCCCTAGCTTGGTTTTAGGTCTTTGGACCTTTACGACTTCACTCATTCTTCTTATATGCCGCGTCTACGACATCTTTCAGTAAAGCTTTTTCGTCGTAACCTGGATTAAGCTGCTTCATCTTTAAGTGAATCTCTGCAAGCTTCGCATAATCTATTCGCTCATTAACATTTCTTACGGTGTGTTCACTCTTTGTTCGCTCAACACCGCCGTTAGCAGCGAAGTAATGAAGCTTTGTTAGCTTTTCTACAGCGTCAGTTAGTATCTTTAAAGGCACCGGGCGGCCAGTGTCTTCACCCTCAAAGACGTACTTTTCAAAGTCAGTTACCAGTTTATACACGACCTTTAGAAGTCTAGAATAAGTCTCCCTAGCAATATGCTCAACATCTGCCTTTTCAAGCATCTGTTTTTCTTCTAAGTCTTTGGCTTTACGAGCTTCCCACTTGTAGTCCTTCTTGTATTTTTGAAGGCTCTTTTCAGTGAGATTCCACTTCTCTGCAATAGATTTAAGGGAGTTACCTCTGCGATACTCCTGATACATCTGTTCTTTATCTAAGTCCGAGGGTACATAGACTTTGCTAGGTAACTCCTCGGAAACAACAGGAGAAAACTCCTGAATACCCTCTACCTTTTTGCTCTTAGAGTCTGGCATTTTAACCTCGCACTGCATTATTTTATCACAAGGTTGACCAAAAAACTATTCATTAGAAGCAACTATGCGAGCCTCAGAAAGAAGGTGATTATTGATCTTATAATACGCCTTGTTGATCTTTTCCATATAAACCGCTCTATATTCCGGGGTGCCGGAGTGATATCGCGTATACCAGTTAAGCTCCTTATTACCGTACCGCATCCTGTAGTCAGCCAAAACCTTGACTGATATCTTAACGCTGTAATCTAGGTCAGTCATCATGCGTTTTTTATCTATGTCGAACTTCTTAGACCATATACTATAGCGTACTTGACCTATACCATAATCACCGGTGCAACGATTAGGGTTAGTCAAACAATTTTGGGGATCAACTCGCAAAGAGCTTTCTTGAAACAGGATGGCCGTAACTAATCTCCAGTCCAGATCGTGTTTATCAGTTTCTCTTTCTATGGCCTTTGCTAGCTTTCTACTCTTCTCTTTCGTTAGAGCTGGTTGCAGGTGCTCTATCGCTTTCTGAATAAAGTGGAACTTCATTGAGTCTGATTGCTCTTGAGATATTGGCAACGCTTTCGAGTTCAGGCAAATCGGCACCATTATCGTCGCCAGCATTGTTAAGATTCTTGATTTCATCTTCTCTCCTTCCTTTGGATCGTCGTAATTCAACGAAGACCTTGTAGGTAGGGAGGTACTCCCTTACCCAATCAAACACTGAATCCACGACTCTTTCTCGGCGGCCTAATAGAATCCAAAGTAATATCCGCCAAATAGATGCGTGTAGGTATATATAAATCTTGCTCCCCCTCCTGTCTAAATCTATGTCTACATTCTTAATGTTAGGAAAGTTGATGTACACAAAAGCAATGATCGTATTCAAGGTGAACTCAGTAACGACCCCGTGCTTTCTCATCCAGTCATCGCCAGCCGAGAATGCTTGATCTAACAATCTTTTTGCTTCGTCGTCTCTCTCCATGTGATAAGTATTATATGGATAACAAAAACAGTCAAGAAAAAAAGGCCGTCGAAACAGCCTTTATTCCGTGTTAGAATATTAAATAGTGTAATAAATACAATTACTTACCGTTAGAACCGAAGTCGCCAGTGCCTCATTCTGAAAGAGCTGCCGAGCCAATAAGTTGCTATATTTAAGCTTAATCCTCCGTTTTCGGCCCATCTTCTTCCTTTTCTTCTGAGAAATACATATAGCTAAACTCGCCCATAATATCGAGCAATCTAATTTTTAGACTTTCAAGCATGCCAACGTAGCCGATAAAATCAAAGCCTCGTGATAAACCGCCAACCAAGGATTCTACGCTACTCTTACTAGTTCTCAGAGTCATTACAAAACTGTCAATCTCACCTTTGCTGGCTCGATCGGCCAGTTTTTTAAACATGTCGGCTAAAACCTTGTTGCGTTCAAGCTCGTCTTT